CCGACTGGCGCTGTGCATACTTGCTAGGGCATGTTGGCATTATGCTCGCCCACGGAGATGTAGCCAAGGACAAGCTGACAGGGCTTTTTCCATTTGAGTACAAAAAGATATTCAATATGGCAAAAACTTACGAACTTCACTCAGGCCACTATCATAGCGAGCGGTTTAAAGATGATCGTGGCATTATGTGGCGCCAGCTTGGGACGGCAAAGCCAAATGATCCCTATGAGATTAAGAACGGCTTCACCACGGGAAAACATCTGCTGTATGCGTTCGTTTATGACGACACGCGATTGAGGTGTACTTATGAACTCAACTAATGCGATGAAGCGAGTCGAATACGGATATGTTAGCCACACAGAGCAAGTAATTATTGAAGAGCTAACAAGGGAAGAAAAAAGAATGCAAGCTGTGATTTATGTAAGACCAGGGTGCCAGAAATGTAGACATACAATCTTAAAGCTAGAGCAGGTAATGCCGGTGCAAACCATCACAGCAGACGCGGACGACTACGAGCGGTTCCGCAAGCTAGGCTATCGTTCAATGCCAGTAGTAACAGTCTACAAAGCAGACGGTACACATGATGAATGGTGCGACTTGCGGGTTGACAAGATCAAACAATACACGGAGGGATAGACATGCTATTCGATAATGCTAAAGGCAAAAGTAGGCAATTGTCTCACCGTCAGTTGCCTCCACCAGCACCAGTGCTACCAAAAATGGAAGAATCACTGCCAACTCGTGCCAATGCAACTAAGAAATACAAAGACAGTCTGATTGCCGAAGTGAACGATGCCATTAATCAAGGAATTAATACTACATCCCCAATCTCAATTGGCGTTGCCAAGTACAATCCAGCAGTCGTTAATGAAGTAATCAGTTTGCTAAATAAATCAGGATGGGATGTTACTAGTCTAAACATTGACGGTAACGGTTCCTATTCGACAATCATATTATCTTAGGAGGAATTATGCATGCTTAAAGTAGTTAAGCGACTGAAAGAACACTTCTCAGGTAAAAAAGGAACCGATAAGATAACCGTTACGATTGATGCAAACACCGATCCGCTTATGGCCAAACTTGACAAGTTCAAGAACGCGGTCGAAAACATCAAGGCTGACGCAACACCGGAAGTTTCGCCAACCTTAACTGCGTATGGTCTATGTGATGCTAAGTTACCTGATATCGAAGGCGTTGAGCTGCCTGCTTGTCCTGGGTTCAGTGAGTCATTCATTGCAGAGCTATACAAAGCACTGAACGACTATCATAAAAAGCAGGAGCAGTCATCGCAGCGTGCAAGCACTCCGCATGTTCGTATCGAATTCGATGACATTAATGATGTGCCACGTATTTGGATTGATGGCAAACGGATTAATAGATCAGATACAGGGCTCGTTAGCGTTTCACTTGACTGGCATACAAAAGATCCAGCGGCAACAGATCATGTTATCCGTGCTTATAAAATCGAATATTTAAAGGGGGATCACCGCGAAGGAATCGCTCAGGGGTCTGCGATGGGACCTGATCTCTTTAAGAATGATATCCATGCCAAGTAAGAAGCTTGCCTTTATAAATGGCAGACCACAATTGGTTGATGCCAATGCTCGTGTTAGATCGGAGGCGGATAGGCAGTACAACCGTGTGCGGAATGAGCAGCAGTCGGACTACCTTAAGTTCTATCACAGTAATGAATGGAAGCAGCTGCGTGAGCAGATATTGATTAGAGACAACAGTTTATGCCAACGCTGTGGTCTGCAAGCCTCATTAGTTGATCATATTGTTCCAAGCGAAGATGACTGGGAAGACCGCACGAGCGCGGATAATCTGCAGGCTTTATGCAGGGACTGCCATTATTGGAAGACAAGACGTGAGACAACCAAGCGTAAGAAGGGACAGCATCGAGCCATGAAGATTACAGTAATCGTTGGCTATCCAGCAAGTGGCAAGTCAACGTACGTCAAGCGACATCAAGGACAGCATGACCTCGTCTATGATTACGACCATCTCATGACGGCGTTAACAGGCCTGCCATTACATCAGGGCAATATAGACGCCAATGATTATGTGCAGCTAATCTATGAGCTGATACTGCGGAAGCTTAAAGCAGAGCAGACCTTCGACCATGTATGGTTAGTCATGACATATCCAGATGAGAAGCTAGACACCTTGCTTGCTAGTCGAGATGTCGAACACATACTCATCGACACTGACCGAGACACATGCATGCAGAGACTGTCTAAGCAAGGTCGAGATGTGAGACAACTCATCAAAGTGATGAACAAACTTGACGAAATGAAATCAGAAAACAAATTTGCAAAATTCAAGAAAATAAAAAATTAAAAAATTAATTTTCGATAATTTATCGGGCGACTACACGGGCTGGAAACGGCTAGACCCCCCTTCCATTTTTATCGGGGGTTACATTTCTTGGAACAGAAGAACGGTCGGCCTCTTTTTTTCACCCCAAATTGTAACGATTTTTAGGGGGTAGGAGGTCAATAAGACCCATTTTATATAGATATTAGGAGGTGAAGTGGGAAATGGCTGGAAAATACAAAGTATTGCAAATGTCGAAGGGTGATTTGACCAAAGAACGGCAGGAAGCCAAATTACATGCGGAATTGATGGCCAAAGATGGCATTCCAAAACTTCAGGTAACACCGCCTAATCATCTTGACCCAGTCGCAAAACAAGAATACAAGCGAATCATCGAATCTTTGGGGACCTTACCACTTAGAAATCTCGATCGCGCCGAGTTGGAAAACTATTGTACATGGTATTCGGTTTACAAAAACACATCGGTCAACATGAAATTGGCTTTAAAGAATGGAGATCAAGATGAGTATTATGCATACGTTGGCATATTGAATAAAGCAACGACAAATATTAAAAGTCTAGCCAGTGATCTTGGTCTTAATGTCAATAGCCGGATGCAGATGAGCATGCCTAAGACCGAAGCACAGAAAAATGATTCAATCATTGATACTTTTGGCTGACTGCGATGGAGGTGATGTTGGTTGTCAAAATTTAAGGATCCAATGCCTAATTTCATAAAACGTGTGCTGGACGGTCGTCTTATTACCTCTAAGGCAGTTAATCTTGCGGTGAAACGGCATCAAGAAGACTTGAAACGAACAGATTGGCGATGGCATTATGATCCAAATCTAGCGGGAAAGGCAGTTAAGTTTATGGAAATTCTGCCAGAACCAAAAAGTGGGAAACCACAACCATTAGCACCGTTTCAGAAATTCATTATTGGCAGTATATATGGCTGGGTTGATAAAGATGATTCAAATATAAGGCGATTTACCGATGTGTTCATTTCGATGGCACGAAAAAACGGTAAGTCGCTTTTGATTTCTGGTGTCATTCTTTATGAGTTTCTGTTCGGAAAGAATCCAGCCAACAAACGACAATTATATACCGCTGCTAATGATCGCAAGCAGGCCGGCATTGTATTCGGAATGGTCAAAGACCGACTACGTGCGCTCATGCGGAAAGACCCTGGTATCAAACGAATGGTTAAGATTACGCGAGATGAACTTGTCAATTTAGACGACGGCTCAACAATTCGCTCATTTTCTCGTGATACAGGACTTGTCGATGGCTATGAACCCCACGTTGCGGTGGTTGACGAATATGCCAACGCTAAAACAACAGATATGATTGAAACCCTTGCATCAGGACAGGTGTTACTGCCTAGTTATCTGACTTTCATCATTTCGACAGCTGGTTTCGATATGAATGTACCAATGTTTCAGCAAAATTATCCTTATGCCAAAAAAGTGTTGTCCGGTGAAGAAAAGGCAGAACGATATTTTGCATTTATTGCTGAACAAGACAACGTACAAGAGGTTGATGACCCCAATTCTTGGATAAAATCGAATCCGCTACTTGACGTTGATACCTTAAACGGCCAAATCAGTGATTATCTGACGACTAAGTTAGCTCAAGCTCGTGCTGATGGCAGTCTAAACGCTAAATTGGTCAAAAACTTCAATATTTGGCGACAGGCTACAGAAGACAGTTATCTAGATTTCGACGCTTGGAAAGCGGCAGAGCTGACCGACAAACCTGATATTCGTGGGCAAAGAGCATGGATTGGCATTGATGTCGGTCGTACAAGCGATCTATTCGCTATTTCTTGGCTAATTCCCCAGGAGGGCTGGTGGTGGCTTGATGGTTATGCATTTGTTGCTTCAAAAGGCGGCATCGATAACAAAATCAAGACAGATCGGATTGACTACTTAGCTGCTGAACAACACGGCGAAGGCGAGATCAGCAGCTTAGAGTCAGGTATCATCGACAACGATCGGGTATATGAATGGCTCGAAGACTTTATTGAGCGTAATGACTTAGATGTTCAAGGCATCATGTACGACCCTTATCAATTTGGACCAATGCTAACGGCGATTGAGAAGAATCATCCTGAGTGGCCGATGGTACAGGTGCGACAAGGAACGCTGACGCTGTCAATGCCAACTAAGCAGTTCCGTGATGATGTTATAGGCGGTCGCATAAAGCATTCAGATAATCGCATTATGCAGGCCGCTGCAATGAACGCGGTTCTAATGTCTGACAACAACGGCGTCCGTATTAATAAGAATAAGTATGCCAACAAAATAGACATGATTGATGCCACGCTTGATGCTTATGCCATCGCTTTCAAGGAAGATTTGGACAACTATTTGGACGACGATCGTGTGTTTAGTGACGACTTTGGTTTTTAGGAGGTGAGAACGTGAATGGAAAACTAGCTAACTTTTTTAAGATTTTAGGTAGAAATGTACCCGGAATCGCTGTTGTTTGGGGATTTCTATTGACCGGATATGGCGCATTTTTAGTTAACAAACCAACTGGGTTCATGGTGTGCGGGGGATTGTTGTTTGTTCTCGCCTTTATTCTGTTGCTTCCTGATAACGAAGGGAGGTGATTGAATGAAGCTATTTCGAGGACTTGCAACAGAAGCAGATCCCCATTGGGCTGATAATTTGCTTGATTCAGGGGTGATTCCGTCATTTCGTGGGGCTTATCTTGGGATTTCAGCGTTACGCAACTCTGATGTGCTAACAGCAGTATCAATTGTCGCTGGTGACGTCAGCCGATTTCCGTTGGTGATCACTGACAGCTCAACCGATGAAGTGATAGACTTGTCTGACATTGATTATCTGATGAACACAAAGGTTAACAAACGTTTATCAGCATATCAGTGGAAATTTTCCATGATGGTCAATGCAATTTTGACTGGCAATGCTTATTCGCGGATTGTGCGCGATCCGATAACCAACGAACCAGCTATGTTTGAGTTCTATGCCCCATCACAGACGCAGGTGGACACAAGCGATCCCGAGAATCTTGTCTATCGATTCACACCATACAACGCAAGTGTTCAAAAAGTTTGCAGTTTTGAGGATGTTATTCATTGGAAGTTCTTTTCATATGACACCATCATGGGCCGCTCGCCGCTACTTTCCTTAGGTGATGAGATTGGACTTCAAGAATCCGGTGTTTCCACGCTTCAAAAGTTCTTCAAGAGCGGATTAAAGGGCTCAATTATCAAAGCAAAAGAGAGCCGCCTATCTGCCGAAGCACGCCAGAAGATTCGTGAAGATTTTGAAAGGGCACAGGCAGGTGCTGATGCTGGATCGCCAATTATAGTTGACGCGACGATGGATTATCAGCCGTTGGAAGTTGATACCAACGTTCTTAATCTGATTAACAGCAATAACTATTCAACAGCGCAGATTGCGAAGGCTTTGCGGGTGCCAGCGTATCGATTAGCCCAAAACAGTCCCAATCAGTCAGTTAAACAGCTGGCTGATGACTATATTCGTAATGATCTTCCATTTTACTTTGAGCCGATTACAAGTGAGTTTGAACTAAAGCTGCTTGATGACAACCAGCGCCATCAGTATCGCATTGGCTTTGACACAAAATCAGTAAACGGATTGCCGATTGCTGACGTCAATACAGCAGTTAATGGCGGACTATGGACTGGAAACGAGGGACGTGCGGAGCTTGGAAAGAAACCGTTAAAAGACCCGAACATGGATCGTATTCAGTCGACACTTAACACAGTGTTCCTTGATCAAAAGGAAGCTTATCAAGCTGAGCATGCAGCAGAATTGAAGGGAGGTGATACTAATGCCAAAGGAAATCAGAATGGCAGCGGCACCAATGCAAATTCGTGATGGTGATGATGATCATCCTGCCGTTATTGAGGGCTATGCTCTTAAGTTCGACAGACAATCCGAGATTATGGGCAGTGGTGAGCTGAGTTTCCGCGAACACATTGACCCACACGCACTGGACAATGCGGACATGAGTAACGTTGTTGCGCTATTTAATCATGATCAGAACCAAGTGTTAGGCCGCACGGGTGTCAATTTAGAGCTGACGGTTGATGAAACGGGGCTCAAATATACGTTGACACCTCCAGATACACAGCTTGGGCGTGATTTGTTAGAAAATGTTCGTCGGGGAATTATCAGCCAATCAAGTTTTGCATTCACGATTGCACCAGACAAAGATGCACAGAAGTGGCAAAAATCTAATGAACGTGGTGTGAAGTATGACCGCACTATCAACAATATTGATCATTTGTTTGATGTCTCTCCAGTAACTACGCCAGCATATCCGGATACTGAGGTAAAGGTCGGAGCACGATCGTTGGAACAGATAAAAGCGCTAGATCAGCCGCCAGAATGGGAACTTAAGCGGCGTAAAATGCTTTATCAATTGAATAAAGAGGACTTGCTCAAAGGCATCGAATAATCGGTGCCTATTTTTATACAAAAAATAAGGAGGGTCACTAGATGACTTTAGATGAAAAATTAGCTGCTGTTAAAAAGCAACTTGATGAAAAGCGTTCAGCGTTGCCAGCTATGAAGACAGAACTTCGTGATTTACTTGAAGGTGAAGATTCCGAGGAAAACCTGAAGAAGGCAGAAGACGTTCGTGCCAAGTATGATAAAGCTGGCAAAGAGATCAAAGATCTTGAAGAAAAACGTGACTTATACGAGGCTGCGTTGAAAGGCAATGAACAGCCGAGTGGGAAGAAGCCCGATCATCCGGAAGAGCATAGCTATCGCGATGCACTGAATGCTTATTTGCATACTCGTGGTCGTAATACTGATGGCGTCAATTTTGAAAAGACAGAAGCTGGTGAATTTGCAATTTTTCGTGGCAGTCCTACCGATGCCAGTGATGCTGTAAATGCAGGTGTTAAGTCAGCAGATGCGGCCGCGACCATTCCGGAAACCATTAGCAACAACCCGCAACGCGAATTGCAGACTGTTGTTGATCTGAAACCTTTCACGAACGTATTCCAAGCCTCTACACAAAAGGGTACTTACCCAACAGTTGCAAATGCCACAACCAAGATGGTCACTGTCGCCGAGTTGGAAAAGAACCCAGCAATGGCAAAACCGGACTTCAAATCGATCGACTGGTCTGTTGAAACGTATCGTCAGGCTCTTCCGGTTTCACAGGAATCTATTGACGACTCCGCAATTGATTTGGTTGGCCTGATTGCCCAGAACGCACAACAAATTAAGGTCAACACGACCAACAGTGCCGTTGCAACTCTGCTGAAAGGCTTCACTGCCAAGACGATCTCTAGCGTTGATGATTTGAAGCATATTAATAACGTTGATTTAGACCCTGCGTATTCTCGTGTAATTATTGCTTCACAGAGTTTCTACAATTTCTTGGACACAGTTAAAGATGGCAATGGCCGCTACTTGCTGCAAGACAGTATCTTGACCCCGTCTGGCAAGAGCGTTCTTGGCATGCCGATTGCTGTTGTGTCTGACGACACGTTGGGGGCAGCAGGCGAAGCACATGCCTTTTTGGGCGACATCAAGCGGGCAATTCTGTTTGCTAACCGCGCAGACTTCATGGTGCGTTGGACTGATGACCAGATTCACGGCCAATTTTTACAAGCTGGTATGCGCTTTGGTGTATCTGTTGCTGACAAAAAGGCTGGCTACTTCCTCACATACACCCCAAAAGTGTAACGCCTGACGGAGTGACTTTGAGCCAGAAAACGCTCACGGGTGGTGTCGGTGCCACAAAAGATATCACGGTGACAGTCACTCCTGATGGCGCTCCTCAAGCAGTTAAAGCTGTGTCGAGCAATGAAAAAGTCGCTACGGTTGTTAAGAAGTCCGATGGTGTCTACACTATTACCAATCTGACAGCGGGCACAGCGACAATCACATTTAGCACTAATGGCATCAGCTCAACGCTTGCTGTTACTGTTAACGCTGGGTAGGTGACTACTATTGGAAGATACTACGCTTGGCAAAAGCCCGCTGACTGATGAACAGTTTCAGGTTCTTAAAATGTACTTGAAAGCTGATCAGACAATCGAAGACCCAATGATTATGCAACTGGTGCATGACGCTTGTGGTGAAATCAGTTCGGCTATTAGTTTTGGATCAAAGCCAGAACAGTTTCTTGGCAATCCGGAAACCCGAGATCGCTTCTTCACAGCGCTCATGAAGCAAGTGAAGGAAGACTATGACTACCGAGGCATGGGCGCCGAAGTCATGCGCTTTCCTTTACAAACATCAACAACAAATATTATCAATCAGCTTCGTTCAGAATTACCGGAAGAGAATGGTGATTCTGATGCGAACTAATCGAATGACTGAAAGAATTACATTCGTTAGCTATGAGCCAAAAAAGGTTAACGGAGTTCCAGTTGATGGAGAGCCCATTGAGCATATGACGGTTTGGGCGGAGGTTCCTAAGGTACCGATCAGAGAAGCAAATGATCCACAGACGAAGTTGGGCACTCGCAAAGACAGCCCGACTTTTTTAGTACGGTTTTTAACCACAGAGGAAATCCAACCAACTTGGAGAATTCAATGGCGTGGGAAGGAATATCAAATCACGGGTCTTGATCCTGATTACGAGAGGCGCGATCTGACAACGATTACGGCAAAGGTGGTGAGCTGATGGGCGTAAAAGTCACAGGGGATGCTGAACTTCTTGCTAATCTTAACAAGCTCCAATTTGGAGTTGCAAAAGAAGCTCGAGCGGCTGTCCGAGATGGCGCACAAAAGTTTGCCGACAAGCTAAAAAGCAATACGCCTGAGTGGGACGGCGAGACTGATATGAGCGGACATCTGAGAGATGACATCAAGCTTTCAAGTGTCCGTGAAACGAGTGGCTTAACAGAAGTAGACGTTGGATATGGTAAAGATACTGGCTGGCGTGCTCACTTTCCAAACTCGGGCACTTCAATGCAGGACCCGCAACATTTCATTGAAGAAACCCAAGGGGTCATGCGGCCAGTTGTTATCGCTGCCTTCCTAAGCCACTTGAAGGAAGGCGGGATGTAATGGCACCTGAAAAACGTGTTTATGACATCCTGTCAGCCAATTTGGATATTGCTGACAAGGTGTATATAGGCACTCCAGACTTCAATAACCAGACTAGCGCAACTCCCGAGAGTCTAGCCCCATGGGTGAGAATCACTTCTTTGCCCGGTGATGCTGCTGACTATGCTGACGATTCTAGGATTCTAGAGTATCCGAAAGTACAAGTAGATTTTTGGGTGGATAAAACGGACTGGGATCAACAAGAAAAAATAGAAACACAGATATATCAAGCACTACATGCGGCTGGCTGGGAAAGGTATTATCGCAACTCCTACGTTGATGGTGATACCTCAGCCCTTCGCATGACAACAGGATACTTTCAGTTTCAAGGACTGCCGATTGGCTAGCCCTTTTCATTTTCCTAAAGGAGGATTTTAAATATGGCAGATACTGGTGCAACAACTAATAAGAAGTTAGCAAAATTTGGGGCTTCGGCCTTTGAATACGGGGTTGTCGGTGAAGACGACTTTGTACAAAAAACACGAAAGATTCAAGGCTTATCTAGTGTGAAATTGGATATTAAAACAGAGCAAAAGACGCTGTCCGCTGATGATGGCCCGTACTTGATTCTTTCTGGTGGCATCACAGAAGCAACCGAAACAATCGAAATGTACGATGTTGATTCCACTATGAAGTCTGATTTATTTGGCATTAAGGTTGTTAATGGGGTTGAAGTATATCCAAAGAATCTTAGCCCTAATTACGCCGCAACTTTGTTCCGCACGAAGCTTTCAAATGGCAAGTACGTTTGGGTTGGTATGCTCAAAGGAATGTTCTCACTGCCGGGCGTTGATACCAAGACGGTTGATGGCACACCAGATCCGAGCGCTGACAGCATCGAAGGCTCATTTATTCCTCGTGGTGACCAAGACACTGGCAACGTTGTGTTGATTGGTCGTGAAGACAACGATGGATTCGATTTCAATACTTTCCACGGCTATGTATTCCCTAAGACTGCTGAAGACGCGACTATTGCCCCAAAAGCGTAGTCGGTGTCAGCTTTGAGAACAGTTCGATTAACCTTGCGGTTGGCGCATCTACAGCGTTAAAAGTGCAAATTAATCCGGCTGATGCCGCAAATAAACAAGTTACTTTCAAAACGTCAGATCCCACAGTTGCTACCGTTTCCAGTGATGGAACTGTGGCTGGTGTAAAGGCAGGGTCTGCAACCGTAACAGTCACAACTGACGATGGTGGTAAAACTGCCACCGCAACTGTAACTGTGGCTTAGCAATGAACTCGTCGCCTTGTAAATGCACAATACGCGAACAGCGGGCGGCTTATACCTAAGGAGATTAAGCATGGCATATCAAATTAAACTAAATATCAAAGGCGAAACTTGCGTGTTCACACGAAATGGAGAGCCAACATTACGTGATACCACGAACGCCTTAAAAGTGCAGCAACAACAGCTGCGCATGCTAAACCGTAAAGATGGCCCTTCAAACGATGATTACGATGAAAACGAAAAGAACCTAGCTAAATTTGCGGTTGATTTCTGGAAAAACCAGTTTACTACCGATGATGTTATTGATGGCTCGTCTATTTCTTTGAAATCGCTGGATTCAATCAATGATGCCATTGGCGATTCTCTGAGCGATGGTGAAGATGATAAGAAGGACACAGCAAAAAAATCACCGAAGCGGACGTCAAAGAAGCCATTAGCAACCTTGACGACTTCTACAAAGCAAGGCTCTCTGAAGGCTACCGATTAGCTGACGTTGATGCTATGACGCTCCGCGATATTGAAAAACTTAACCAGATTTACGAGGAACGGGAGACCACGATCGACAAAGCCTTTCCGTTCCTTTTCTAGTTCTATGAAAGGAGGTAAAACATGTTAGGAAATCTCGGACAAATTGCGGCTACCGTAAGTTTGAACATTGATCCGTTTCAAGTAAGCCAGCGAGTTTTGAATTCTTCAATTAAATCAACTGCCGCTGAGTTGCGGGCTCAAGATGCTGCGTTTAAGGGCTCTGAAAAGTCTATCAACAACATGCGTTCAACCTATGACACATTGAGCCGCCAGTCAAAGAACTACCAAGCTCAGCTTCAGAAACAGCGAGAACGGTATGATGAAAATTCGAAAGCGGTTGAAAGACTTAATAAAAGTGAGACTGCATCGCAGGAAGAAATTAATCGTGCGACAAAACTGCAAGCTAATGCTGCATCACAGTATAATCGAACTGCTGCCGCTGCTGCTCAAAATGAAAATCGAATGGCGGCATTACGCAAAGAGATTGCACTGCAAAGTGACGGCTGGACTAAAGTATCAAACGGTGCATCAAAGTTTGCTACAGCCACAGGGAACATTGGGTCTAAGCTCACCGGATTCGGTTCTAAGATGACGGCAGCTGTCACTGCGCCATTAGCTGTTGGTTTTGCAGCAGCAGCTAAGTCAGCCATTGATTTCAACAGTCAGATCGATGCTATTGGCCCGCTGCTGACAAATGGTGCAGCGGTTACTGGAAAGTTCAAAGCACAACTTAACGAAATGGCTGATGCTTCCAAAAAGTGGTCAGTTCAATATGGCATTTCGACTACTCAGATTAACCAAGGACTGGCTGATTTAGTCCGTGCTGGTTATGACGCCAATCAGTCTATGAAAATGATGCCGGCTATCTTGGACGCATCACGCGCTTCTGGTGACGATTTCAACACCACGATGGACGTGGTTACGTCTACAATGACACAATTCAACGTTAAAGCTGGCAATGTTTCTAAAGTGACTGATGCCATGACTTATGCAGCTAATGCCACCAAGTCTGGCTTTGGTGATATGGGCGAAGCGATGCAGTACACTGGGCAATCAGCAAATGCGGCGGGTATATCGCTAAATGAAACGGTGGCAGCGATTGGCTTACTATCGAACGCAGGCCTGCAAGGATCAATGGCAGGTACAGCATTCAATGCGATGTTGCAAAAGCTTGCTGGTGCATCCGAAAAGGCCGATTCGCCTATGTCTGCTCTTGGTGTAAATGTAACAGCATTCAAAAAAGGCACAATCGGTTTGCCAGAAGTTATTGATCAGGTCACACAAAAGACCAAAGGCATGTCCGATGCTCAAAAGGTTGCCGCAGTTAATGCCGCATTTGGCGAGCGCGGTGGCCGTGCAATGCTTGCGTTGATGAACCAAGGTAGCTCTGCACTGGTTGACTTGACTAATAAAACTGCTAGTGCTGCTGGCGCAACTAAAAAAGTGTCTGATGCCATGGGAAATACTGCTGCCGCAAACTTCAACAAACTTAAGAGCTCGATTCAAGTTCTTGGTATCGAAATTGGCCAGAATTTGCTGCCAGCATTGATGCCAACGATTAAAACTGCAACACAGATGGTACAAGCGTTTGGAAAGTTAGACTCGGGCACACAGCAGTCAATCGTCAAGTTTGCACTGTTTGCAGCAGTTATTGGTCCTGTCAGCTCTTCTCTTGGTGGCATGTTCAACATCCTTAAAGGCGGTGCCACTGTATTTGCTTCTGTTACTGGTGGCATTGGGCGAGCATCTGCAGCTGCAAAGCTCGGCGGAACTGCAATGGATGTGCTCAAGTCTGGCTTTAGTAAGACAGCCTTTGAAGCATTGAAGGTTGCACCAGCCGCAGCAGCGGCGGCAGAAGGCACTTCTGGAATGGGAGCAGCCATGGGCGGAGCCGCAGCGAGCGGAACAGGATTACTAGCGGCATTGGGGCCAATCGTCCCAGTTGTTTTAGGTGTGACAGCAGTCGTCGGTGCCGGTGTAGCCATCTGGGAATTATGGGGCAAAAAGGCTCTTGAGTCTGCTGACAGAACTTCACGATGGGGTACTGATATTGGTGCCGATGCCGACCGATCTGCTTCCAAAATGAAAGATGCCTCTGGGGCAATTTCTGGTGCTTTTGATGATACAAACCACACAGTCACCCAGAATGCTAAGACGATCTCTAAAGGGTTCGACGATTTAACAAAAGCTGCAAAAGAAGCCGCTGATCAGTCTGAGACAGCAGCGAAGAAATTGGCTAAGAGCCTCGGCGGTGAAGCCGCAGAAAACATTGAAAAGCAGGCCGCTAAGGAAAAAACCGCTAACGCTAAGCGAATCAAAGAGATGGAAAGCAACAACGAAAAGGCCCAAGCCATTACTGCATCGTTTAACAAGAGCGGAGCACAGATGACGGCTGACCAGTATCAACTGTTGGATAACTACCGTCGTAAAAATGCCGCACTGGCTGTCAAGACGCTACAGATTTCTGGATCGCAACAGAATAATGTACTCAAAGCTGTCCTTGGTGAGAGAACACGAATGTCTAAGAGTGCTGCCCTAGAGCAGTATCAAGACATGTGGAACGCCTCTAACAAAGAAAACAGTGCCTATAAGGCAGCGCAGGACAAGATCAACACCGAGTACAAGAATGATGCTGCTATGCGTAACACAGCACTTGAAGGCTTAGAAAAAGACCACCAGAGCAAAATGAAAGTCATCTACGCTGGCGCAATTCAAGCCATGAAAGCACAAGGAACATCGCGCTCGGAAATGCTAGCGGAACTTCAAACTGACTTCCACCTGACAAGTTCACAAGCCGAGTCTGCTATGAGCAGTTATGAGAAGTCTATGGCCAAAGGAGTTAAGAGTAATCGAGACTTTGCGGCCGCAACTGAAGGATTTGGTAAAGCGGCTCAAGAGGCCGGTGATCACTGGAATAGTCTTGTTTTTGATCCCAAGACTGGGAAGGTGAAGACAAATCTTCCTGAAGTGTTGAAAGATACGGCCAGCACTAAAAAAGGCTGGCAGCAACTTAAATTCGATTTAAAGAATGCCAAGATCACCTCTAATGCCAAGCAAATGATTGTTGAAGCACTTGCTTCTTCTAAACAATGGCAGAAATTGAGCGTTCCCGAAAAGAATGCAATTATCCGTACTCAGGGGCGTGAACAGCTTGCTGATATTATGGATAAGTTTGTTTCCTGGAATAGTCTGTCGCTTAAGGATCAGCAAGCAATTGTGAAGGGCGATTACACGCCTTTAGTAAATGCTTTAGTCAAGAGTGGAGACTGGAACAATCTCACCTTGAAGCAGCAAGAAGCCATTGTTAAAGATAAAGCAACAGCGCCATTAGTATCTTCACTTCAGCAAACCGGCGAGTGGCAGAAGCTCGACTTAAAAGTTCAAGAAGCGATTGTCAATGCTAAAGGCAAGAAAGATCTTGAAGACATCCTTTTTGACATGGAAGTTTGGAACAAGCTTCCAAATACGCAGAAATATGCAACACTGGTTTCCCTTGGCAAGCAAGACATCGCCGATATTATCGATCAGCTAAATTTGTGGAATACACTTACACCAAAAGAAATCCAGGCTGTAGCAAAGGGCGATACCAGCTCTTTGGTAGCTGCTATTGATAAAGCAAATGACTGGAATCGATTAACTCTCGGCCAGCTAGAAGCAATCGTTGAAGATAAAGCTTCTGCAGGCTTAGTCCAGGCCATGATTAAAACTGGAGAGTGGAATGGCCTATCAATAGAAGAAAAGACTGCCATTATGCAGACCAAAGGCAAATCCGACTTAGCCGATATGGTTGTTAAATACGGTCTTTGGAACAGCCTTCCAGACTCTACTAAAAGCCTGTTGATGAACGATTCCGATGCTCGTACCAAATTGGAAAAAGCTGGAGTTGCAATTGATCAATACAATTTGTTTAAGAACCCCAACGAAAAAGGGCTAAAAGCAAATAATACTGATGTGCTTGGAAAAACAGAAGAAGCCAAAGGGAGCATTCAGAAATACAACGAAGTTCTACCTGGCTTAAAGCTTTTTAATGGGAATTCTAGTAGCGTTAAGACAGAGTCTTCTTCTGGGCAATCAAGCATTGCTAAGTATAACGAGGTGTTGCCGGGTCTAAAGCTTTTCAATGGTGATTCATCGTCTGTTAATGGTGCGTCTAATTCTGGTCAAAGCAGTGTCATTTTATTCAATGGAACTAACCCAGTACTGAAGCCATTTAAAGGCGATTCATCGAGTGTTAATAGCGAGTCATCAAAAGGGCAAAGCAGCATTCTGCTGTTCAATAGCAAAGATCCATTAATGAGATTATTTAACGGGGATGCAAGTGGAGTATCAGAAGCGTCACAAATTGGCGTCAATGCAGTTGCTGCATTCGGTGGCGATGCTACCATCACAAAAACATTCGTGATTAATGCAGATGTTGATCCCGCTGTACAACGACTTTTGAACAGTGGCAGGTTCGCACGAGGCACTCAAAACTTTACCGGTGGATTAGCAACTATTAACGACGCTCCCGGCACTCGTTATCAAGAAGTGGTTACGTTACCAAATGGGGCAAAATTTGTTGCTCATGGAAGAAACGTCACTTTGCCGCTTCCTCGGCACACTAAAATTGAAACTGCCATGCAGTCCGCAAGAAACTACTCGATTCCGCGTTTTGCTGGTGGCACCACAGACTTCGGAGGCGCTGCTAATAGAATAAACCAATTGAATCCGCAAACCTTTGTTACCAGCATTTATAGTGGTAGCAATAGTCGTGCTGAGGATTTGCTAGCAAGACTGATCGAATTAACAATTTATCAGATTAATCATACACAACGTACTGAAGGCAAAGTAGTGCTTGAAAATAACCGCGAAATCGGCAAATGGTTGTACCCAACAATTAATGAGCTGGATAAGCAAAACACAATCAGAGAAAGACATGGAAGGGGTGTTTATTAATTGGCGAACTTGATATTTGGAGGACATAAGATTGGTAGTTCCGCTCTGCAGTTTAGTGCTGCTAGGGGGATTACATCAGAGATTGAAAACACTTCCCAGTCCGTTGGAATTAGCGATGGTGAGATGCTTATCAATAGTCGTCTTAAGTCTAGAATCATTCCAGTAACTTATGATTTTGTGGCGCTATCTCGTCGTGAATTTGAACGGCAGTTAGCGCCACTGCTTTATAGCTCGGGTGTTCAGACGCTAATCATTGATGATCGCCCCGATGAGTTTTGGTATGCAAAAGTTGACGGCAAGATCGACATGGACCGGGCTTATTTTCTTGGCACTGGTACTATTAATTTTCTGGTTCCCGATGGCATTGCGCACTCGGTAGCCACGAAGACGTTTGACAACATGCCATACAAGGACGTGCCAGTGAACCTGCTTAAAGGGACATCATCGAACAACACTGGCATTATTAAAGCCGGAATTCAGGGGATGAGCGGTATCACTCTGAAGAAAGCACCAGTCGATGGTGGCCAGACATATGTTTACACCATTACTCTTGACGATATGGGACACGCTGGTCATTCGTCAGTTAGTTGGTATGATGCTTCCAATAACTTGATATCTAACCAAGCTGGTCCTAATCATCCGTTGGTAGCTGGGGGTGGACGTTTTTCAAATACCTTCACGGCTCCAAGCAATGCAGTTTATGTTATTTTGACTCCATGGTATTTTAACCAATCCTATACCTCGGACACGAATATATCATGGACGCATGAGAAACTTGAACCAGGCACCACAGCTTCTCCTTGGTCGCCTAACCCAGCTGATCCTGAATATTACGCTGACATCATCACGGTGCACAATGGCGGCACTTATCCTGTTGAGCCAGTTATTACGGCAACTATGCATGCGGATAACGGCATGGTTGGGATTGTTAATGATCGCCCGGGTATTCTCCAATTTGGCACGCAAGAAATAGATGGCTTCATCACCGAAGAAAGCGAAGTAGCACTTAACTTAGCCGCTGTTCAAGGCTCACATATGGATAATCAAGCCGCCACAAACAATCCCTATTGGGGTGGTGATCCTAGTATGCCTAATGAACAGATCGGTAATGCGATTTGGACTCATGACGATTATGATGGCTGGAAGGTTGAGCCTAATTGGCCAAGCATTACTGGTGACCATAAGTATTGGAACGGCCCTTCAATCAAGCATGATCTCGTACAGACGCATAACGGTAACTTCAAGAGCAATCTGACTTGGGATGTCATGACGCGCTTTCAAACTGGTGTAGCACAGGTAGGTGCGCTCGAGACAACGTTAGAAAGTGACGGAAAGCCAATCTTCCAGATGATACTGAAGGATAATAGCGCATTGTCCGATCAACTTTGGTGGATGTGCTATTACAAAGATCAACTGGTCGTCAATGAAAAGTTGGATCGCAGCATCTTCACTAACGACAAGTTCATTCAGTTGGAATTGCAGAAATTTGGTAATTCAGTTGTTTTCCGAGTGTCACCATGGGTTGGTAATCAAGGACGAGAGACTACTATTAGCCGCCCGTTTACCTTTGCGGACGCTGCCGATACTGAAACTAAACAGTTTTCAGCGTGGTTTATGCGAGACAAGACATGGGGCGAATCGACTATGTATCTAATTGCGTCTACCGTTAAATGGCAGAACGTCAGTTGGTATACGAACATCAAGAATCGCTTTAGTGATGGCGATGTTCTCAAGATTGATGTGGCGAATGCCAAGACATACTTGAATGGCTCTCTTGACCCGACTATGCACACGATCGGCAATCAGTGGGAACGATTTGAACTGCCACCCGGTGATACTGAGATTACTATCACGCCCTCGAGCTGGGCACAACCATTTGCGTGTGAAGTCGAGATAAGGGAGGCATGGCTATAAATGGAGTATTACTTTGCAGATCGAAAATCAAACATTTTGGGTGTTGGGTCGACTGATGGCAAAGGCGAATGGCGAATTGACAACGATATAGAAACACAAAGTGTTGACAATCGTCCTGCGGTCGAGCTTTCTCTTGATATTCACTTCACAACTGATCAGGAACAAGCAGTCAATGAGATGGCTAAAGCAACCAACTTCATCATGTATCAAGATGAAGAAGGCAACGCTCACCAAATGGTGATCGAATCGGTTGAGCATGATTCACTAGGCCATATTCACTCAATTGTTGCCAGCGATGCGGGTAATGATTTGATTAACGAAACCGTTGGCGCCTTCAAGGCAGACAAACCATATACCATCGCTGAATACATCACAAGGTTTACAAATGATTCTGGCTGGGAGATTGGTATCAATGAATTTCCTGACAACGTCCGAACACTTGAGTGGACTGATGAAGCAACTTCACTGGCTCGTATTATTGCCGTGGCAAAGGATTTTGATGCAGTGCTTAGTTTTGGCTTTGAGTTTGTTGGAACCAACTTGGTTAAGCGTGTCATTAACATTCGGCATGAAACGGCCGGCGATAGTTTGATCTCTTTTGAAATGAATAAGGACATCAACAACATCGTCGCTCACCGCGATACCTATGACATGGAAACATCGATCAAGGCTTATGGAGCGGTTCCAGAAAGTACGGATGGATCAACTAATAAGGATCCAATCAACTTGATCGGCTACAACTGGACTGATCCAACGGGACAGTTTGTGCTTGATCAGTACGGGTTCTTGCACGATACCATTGCTGTGCAGAAATATTCACGTTTGTTAAGCAACAGCAACCCTAACCCAACACAGTCTGACTGGAATCGGGTTAAAACGTTTGATTCAAAATCGCAGGCGGCACTTTTGCAAGCGGCTTTGGCAGACTTGAAAAAGTATAACCACCCAAACGAAACGTACGACATTGATTTGGTTAATTCGCCATACGTACCGCTTAATCAAACCGTCCACATTGCCGATGAGAATCAACAGCTATTCCTGTCTGCCAAGGTATTGAGCATTCAGCGTTGTCGCGCCAACCATTCTGTCAAGCTTACTTTGGGCGAGTTTGCGCACGAGACAGTTAGCTTTGACGAACGGCTCAGTGAGCTTGCCAACCAGATGTCGAATATCTCAAAAACCGTTCAATACTATCCTTGGCTCCGCTATGCCGATGACGATAAAGGCACCAATATGAGTGCTTTCCCAACGGGCAAGCAATATATGGCAATCGTTTGGTCAAATGAGACATCCGTTCCAAGTGACAATCCATCTGATTACGCTGGTAAATGGGCACTGATTCAGGGAAAAGATGGTGCTGATGGTGTTCCGGGTGCAAAAGGAGCTGATGGCCGTACAAGCTATTTCCACACTGCTTGGGCGAATGATGTAAGCGGTAAAAGCGGGTTCACGGTATCCGGTGGCGATGGCAAAAAGTATATGGGTACGTATAGCGACTTCACACAGGCCGATAGCACGAATCCGGCTGATTACAATTGGGCGCTTTTTAAAGGTGAAGACGGTGATCAAGGACCAAAAGGTGATCAAGGTTTACCCGGTGCTAAGGGTGCCGATGGTCGTACTGCCTATGCCCACTTTGCTTACGCAAATAGCCAAGACGGCCATACCAACTTTTCAACCACTGATTCTAACCGTAAGTACATTGGCTTTTACAGTGACTTCACATCAGGCGATAGCACAAATCCAAGCGACTATAGCTGGTCGCTGATTAAAGGCGCAGATGGTGCGAATGGTAAAGATGGGGTGCCGGGTAAAGCAGGTGCCGATGGCAAAACATCGTACTTCCATATTGCCTATGCCGATAGCAGTGATGGTAGAACCAACTTTTCGCTCGATACCCCTGGCTCTCGCAAGTACATTGGTAGTTATACAGATTTCACACAAGCTGACAGTACAAATCCAGCACTTTACTCTTGGCAACTGGTACAGGGACCACAAGGGCCAAAGGGTGATAGTGGTGCAGATGGCTTACCGGGTAAGAATGGTGTGGGATTAGCAACAACAACCGTTACTTATCAAGCTTCAACTAGCGGTACGGCCATACCAAGCGGAGCGTGGTCAACAAGCGTTCCAAGCGTTTCTAAAGGTCAATATCTGTGGACACGGACAGTTTGGATGTATACGGATAAAAGTAGTGAAGTTGGCTACTCAGTTGCTTACATTGCTAAAGACGGTAACTCAGGTAAAGATGGTATTGCAGGTAAAGACGGAGTAGGTATCAAGTCAACAGTGATTGAATATGCTGTTTCGTCAAGCGGCGTCACTAAGCCAAGCACAGGCTGGTCATCGTCAATTCCTGATGTGACACCCGGCCAATTCTTTTGGACACGGACAACGTGGGCTTACACTGATGGCACCAATGAAGTGGGTTACTCAGTAGCACAAGCTGGTAAGAATGGTGAACGCGGCAAACAGATTTTTAAAAGTAGTTACGAGGATGAACCAAATATTTCAGGTAATTGGTGGTCTGATTTAAGCCCGGCACCGTCCGTTGATAATCCTCCCAAAATTGGCGATACCGTAATCACTCCCTCTGGCAACATTTTTCAAATTGATACTGTAAACGTTGGTGGCGGAGGCGGTGGTGGAACCTTTGGAGTTGGAAATGTACTTGGAAATATCAGAGGACCTCAGGGGCCACAAGGTGTTCCCGGAAGCAAGGATGTGCCATACACATACATTCAACTTGGCACACCCCAAAACCCCAAGAAAGGCGATTTGTGGTGGCATGGGACAACGCTTAACGATGCCACAGCATTGCAATACTACAATGGCACAGCTTGGGTTGATCAAAGCATTCAGCAGGCGGTTCTCAGTATCAAAAAACTGCAATCGATTGAGGTTGACACCTCAATCATTAATTCTCCAACAATAAATGTGCCTTTCTCGCATGTCAATATTCCGGGGTCAAATGTTAAGTCAACTGGCAATCTGTCTTTAAATGGTGCTTCGTATGTCATTTCTGGTAATATTGAGGACACTAATGGCAATCCAAACGGCCAAATCTATCATACGGAAGTAAATCCCGATGGATTACTGTCATACATTACGCAGACAGATGGAACAACACAAATGCACACCAGCAGAATTTCGATGGGTGTTCTTGAACTGACAGACCTAGTCAGCGGATTGGGTAATTCTGCCAAATACATCACTTCCACTTTTAATGCTCATGATGCAGTTGATTACTATCACAAAGACTCGGGGCTGGAAACTAATGATGTCAAGAACTTAAATATCTCATATTCAAGAAAAGGCCCAAATGTCACCATTGGGATTGCTTTTGAAATGAAGACTGGTAATGGATGGGTCAAAATTGCCAACATTCGACCAGGATATAGTCCATTTAATAATGATGATGCAGCAAGGTTGCTCGGTAGCATGTCGTATACGGGTGCGGCCTGTGAATTGTATGTTTCAGCGGGTGGAATTTACATCATTCCGTGGCGTGGACAAGGCGGGTATGCTGGCAGCTTGGGTTTCATTACTCGTGATGCATATCCGACCAATGATGCGGTGGTGATTTAAAATGAAGATTAAGATTTGGCTAGATGACCAAAAACGACTGACCAATTGGGCCTATGAAGCGGAAGATGCTAAAGTAGGACCAACAGAGGACGGTCAACAAATCATCGAGGCAACTGACGTGTCTCAGTTTTTTGAGGGTCACGCATCTCTTGTAGACGGCAAAATCGTTGCCGATGAGGGTTACGATCCGGCGAATGATCATCCACTCCCCGGACCATCACCTGAACAGCAGATGATTGCTGCACTTACTCTTGAAGTAGCGCAGCTAAAGGCGGCGAAATCAAGTGACTGATTATGATCAGTGTGCACTACTTTACAGTTGGGGGATTGATTTAACACCTTATGTACCAATAATGATCACCCCAGATCAATACAAGCAAATAACAGGCAGTGACTATGTCGCCAGCAAAAGCTAGCGGCTATTTTTGTGGAAGGAAGTGATGACAATGTTAAATAAAATCAGAGATCACCCGACACACACAGCACTCGCCATTGGCATGGTTGCCATTGGCTTGTTTCTAATCATCAATGACCATTATTTCATCTGGCCCCCACATTACTCTGACTGGTTAAACGATGACATTGTGGGGTTTTTGTTTGTCATTGATGGACTCGGGATTGGGGGTTGGTTGCTATGGGAAACACAGTTAGCGGTGACCAATCGTCTATTGCTCACAACTACCAGCTTTTTAATGTCGTTCTTGACAATACTGCAATTTCTGACCTCAATCTCAACTGGAATCTACTCAAATTGGATCAGCAATGCGATCATAACAGCCTTCGTGCTGATTCTGGCACGAAGGAGTGACAGCCGTGACAGCAACGATAACTAAAATCATTGTCGATTCTACTCCATACATTGCAACCATCGTTCCAACGCTTATTGCTTATCTGACCTACCGCGAGGGTAAACGGAAGAACAGGCATGATGAGCTTGAGGATATGAATGACAGATTACGCGCAGACAATGACCGTTTGAGACGTGAGAATGAGCGTCTCAGAAAGGAGACAAGCAAGCAATGAGGAAGCTATATCTTGGCAACGGTGATAAGCAGTTCAAATTTGCCGATACCACAACTGAAATACATCTGAACGCGTTTGATGATGGTAGCGCAGCGACCCTCACAGCAGATGCAAAGGTAAGAATCAAAAACGGCTCTGGCTATCTGCTGGGGATAAGTGCCAGTATCACGAACAATCATGCCGTTATCACTAGCGGACAATTGTCTCAATTGCCAGTCGGGTGCTATCTGCTTGAGCTGTGGGACACCGTGAACGGCGGCACTGCCATCTATCCTAGTGATGGATTTTTGGCACTTCAAATCAATGAGAACGTCACCGGACTTTCTGGGGGACTCGTCAGCAGCATCACGGTTGATGACTTCATTCAGCAGTTCAGCGACCTTAGTCAGCAGCTAAAGCAAGAAGTATCTGTTGCTATTGCCAATGGTCTGAAGGGCGATAAGGGTGCTGATGGACTATCTGCCTATCAAGTCGCGGTCATTAATGGGTATCACGGTTCGCAAACGGAATGGCTTGCATCTCTCGTTGGCGCTAAAGGTGACAAGGGCGATAAAGGTGATGCGGGGAAAGACTTTCAAATCGTAAAGACGTTCCCGTCCATTGCTGAAATGAATGGTGATGGCTTCTCTGATGGTGATTTTACAATGATTGCCAGTGACGTCAACGACCCTGATGACGGCAAACTTTACGTTTGGAACGGCACCAGTTTCACCTATATTGCCGACCTAAGCGGTTCCCAAGGGATCAAGGGCGACACTGGCAAGACCGGTGACACAGGTGAAAAAGGCGACCCCGGAGACCAAGGGCTTTCTGCATATCAGGTTGCCGTCAATGCTGGATTCTCAGGCAGTGTTAATCAATGGCTGGCCTCTCTCGTTGGCGCTAAAGGTGAAAAAGGCGAAAAAGGCGATGATGCTGTTATCAATATCATCTCGCAAGCTGCTTATGAAGCCTTAACTGACAAGTCCGGCGTCTACTTTATTGAGGGGTGATTGAATGCCAACAATCAATGGTAAAGCGTGCGTTGTTAATGGCACGCCAGTAGACAAGGTGTTCAGCGATAGTAAGCAAGTTTACGGCAGAAACTTATGGATTAGGTCAAAAGCTGTAAGTGGATTTTTAGGTAATGGTAATATTATTGCACCGGACGCTGAAAATTTAGTTAGTGATTTCATTAGCGTTGATACAAACCAAACGTATATCTACTCTACAGACGTAGTTGTAACACTCACTAATAAGCCAACAACGTGGGATGCTTATCAATTTTTCGATTCAAATAAAGCTACATTAGGAGGTCGTGTTGTTCAACTTGGACCTGATGTTGCCGCGGGGACTCATCAACACACCGAGTGGGTTATTAAAGCTCCTGCTGGTGCTTCCTTCATCAGAATCGGAAGTCGATATTTGGAACAGGGAACGGCTAAATTAGAAGTTGGTTCAGCACCTACACCTTGGACACCGGCGCCAGAAGACGTTATGTAATCTAGAAAGGAAAATAATCATGAATAATTGGACAGAGCTTTTAGTATCACTTGCAGTAGCGGCAGTCCCGATCATTGGGGCTTGGATTTCAAAACAATTGCTGGCTAACAAACAGGCACTCACCTTGGTAAAGGTATTAGGCCCATTGGCAAACGCAGCGGTAACAGCGGCAGAGCAGCTTGGTGTGACACAGGCGATTGACGGTGCGGTGAAGAAATCGACTGCCATTCAGGCTGTGAAAGACGGCTTAAAATCGCTTGGCTTCACCAGCACAGACGCGCAGACAATTGCCAACGCAGTTGAGAAAGCTTTTGCGGACCTGAAAGACAGCCTAGCAGAAACCTATCCGCAAAAGACAGTCGATCAGGAAGCATCTAATCAAGACAAAGTAGCTGCCGCAGCTCAAGCAGCCGCAGATGCAGTTAAGGCTCAACTGGCACCGACATCTGTTGCTCCGGTAGCTAGTGAGGAGG